CTTTGGCTTTCGTCCGCGTCGAAACTGTTACGCGCCCTTGTTTCCCGTTACTAAACTCGTGCCGAGCGAGAACATCACGGAATGTGTTTTTTTGATCGATTTTCACTCCATGCCATAAATACTATAACACAGATGTTTTACGTTGTCAAGTGGCTGTTCCCTTTTCGAACCGATACCATCCCGGCATAGGAGTATTCACCGCGCTTTCTCGTATTTGATACGTAATAAACGTGCGCGGTGTGGACTGAATAACGAGTAGGCTCGCACCGAACAGAAACACAATCAAACACAGAATGGCCGCGAACACGATATCGAGCTTACGTATCATTTATCCGCACCCTCCCCAAGCAGCTCCGCGATGTCGAGAGTTTCGGTGCTTTTCAGATTGAGCATCTTTCCAAACCACATCGCATCACCGTCTTTGCTTTGTGCCGATGTTAATCCGTGGTCTTGAATCAGCGTAACACATCCACATGCGTATAACCCTTTCAGCAGCGCCATCTGCGCCTCATTGAATCGCGGTGGATCGGTCAAATCCCAACCGTCTGGACCGTTTGCTCCGCACCATAATTCATACGGACATCCCTTACACGTTGAAGCTGCCCCAATTGAGCTTATTCCCTGTTTTAGGCACTCGTCCTGCATCTCGCCCAGCGTTATATCGCGCCGTTTTTTGTTGCTCATTCCGCGCCTCCGTCCTGCTCTGCCTTATCACACGCTTTGCACGTTTCAAGTGCAATTAACAGCTCTGTTACCGTCGTGTTTTTTGCCAGCGCAACCGGACAGCTCAAACACGGTTCTTTTTCCCACTTAGTCATTTCCCCTCTCCTTCCTGCGGCTGTCCGCGCCCGTCCTGCGTATATTCCGCGTCGAGTAATTTCATCATAGCTGGATCGTAATCATTATCCTCGTAATCAGCCGTATGATATGCCGCTGAAAGCAACGATGCACAAAACACTTTATCCTGCTGAATTTTCTCGTAGTACGTCACTCTGCCTATCCTTCATTCTTGACGAGATACTTTCGAGGAAGCAACCCGCGATATTTGAAATGCTCTTTGACTGTTCTATTCGTGCATCCGTCGCAGTTTTCCATCGTGCAATAGAAGCATGAGTGATTCGTTCCGAATATCGCGTCGTGAACATGCTCAACCGCCGCATCCCGTTCCCGCTCGGCTTGCTCTGCGCGGGCGGTCAGAGCGGAGATGATTGTGTCTTTGTCCCCCGACAGCTCTAGCTTTTTCGCGTGTGCCGATGTTGCTAAAGAGTTGTATGCTTCTTTCTTCCAATCCGGCCACTGTTCAGCTTCTGCTCGAATTTCGTCGCATCGTATCCGCTCTTTCAATGACGCGATCTCGCGCTCTTGGCTTTCGAGGCGGTCGGCGGCATTTGTAACGATCTTGGTTTCATCACAAAAGACAAAAGCAATTTCAAGGTCTGCAAACGGACATCCGTCGCAGTTGTTCATATCACCATCGCAACGCAACGCCCGCACGATCTCGCCCGTGGTCTGCTCACTTGTGGTCATCGGCGTTCCTCCGATTCCATTCTTGAATAACTTGCGGAAGATTATGGCCCCTTGGGTACTCTTCGTAAGATTCAATTGGACAATCTGGGTTGCTGCATTTAACCATATACATCATCCCTCCGCTTGACCAGCTCTCAATAATCGCGCGTCGGTTACAACGTCTGCACGGCATCAGCTTACTTTCCATCTAGTCCTCCTGTCCACGGTTCGGGCATCGGCATCCACGCGGTCACAACATCGTCATTGAATCTGCAACCCTCGTCATCGTACCAGTGAATCGGCGTTGTTTCGTCATCGTCAAGTTCATGTTGCTTTGATGCAATTACGATTTCTCCACTCACCGTAACAATAACTCTCCTCATGATATCTGGCGTCCCCTCGGCGCACGGTGTCCAGCTGCCGCGATCGTTCCGCTCCCGCAATGCTTGTTTCGCGAGAAAATATTCGCAATCGCTTTCGCATTTTTCCATAAAACAATCACCACATGCAAACTCGTTTATAAGATCGATTGCTCTATTATCATTCACCGCTTCGTCACTCCTTTCTCTTTCCACGACTCGTAGCCCGTGATCTCAAACTTCCCGCACCGCTGGCAGGTTCGCGCCAGTTCCCACTTATTTGTCCATTTTCCGTCAACATGTTTCATCTGCAACGATGACGTATCCCGCCACCGATGCCCGAACCACTTGCAGATCAATTCGCGCTGGTTCATTCGTCCACCTCCGCGCCGTGTCGGTTATCGTTCGCCATCTTTCGCCCCGTCTCTGCAACTGCGACAAAGCCACTTACTCCCAATCGGATAAAGGTTGACCAGTGTTCGCTTGCATTTCGGGCAGGTTTCAAAGTGCTTTACGGCAATTTCCTTTTCCGCTTTTTTGTGCGGCTTTGCGTCTCGCATCATCGGTATTCGTGTTCTCATTCTTTCGCCCCTTTCTCGGCAAGCGCATTCGCTTCTGATTCTTCTGCGGTTGCGTCAGTTCGCGCCATCAGCAATCCGTTCTTGTAAAACAAGGTCGTGTACATACCGTTCGGCTCCTTAAACGCTTTTCCGATAATCACCACTAGCCCCCTGTGCTCGGCTCTGGCGAGTTCGCGGAGGCGGTCTAAAGATATTTCATGTCCGTCTATTTTTACCGCTGGAATTGCATCGATCCAAACATCCCACTGCGAGTTTGTTTTATAGCAAACGTCGCTTTCTCCGCTGTCAACTTCAAAATTGAAAAAATCCTGTTCGTTTTCGCGTTTATACGCAATTTCAATCTTCACCGCTCCCGCTCCTTTCCATGTGCGCCCCGCATGACGGACAACATATCCAATGCGGAAATTCCTTGTGCTCTCCACAAACCGAACATACAGTCAGCGCACCGTCCTCTTTCCACTCTCCCCGCACGACAGGCTCAACGTCTGCGGCGGGAAAGTTGCTTATTAATTCAAGCACATCTTCATCCGAATAGACTTCTATGTAAGACGATGATACCTTGTCGAATAACGCCCCGCGCCCGATGTACTCTTTATTCTCGCTCATTTCGTCGCTCCTTCCAATCTCTGTTTCCGTTCCAATCTCAGCCGTTTCGTTTCTTCCCTGCGCTCCCAGAACGGATGAGGAACGCGCTCGAGCCGGTTGCACTGTTTTTCTAAGCACCGCTTTTTTTTCAGTTGTTTTTCCGATAGCGTCGACTTATGGTAATGGCAATATCCGACAACGCTTTCTTTCGGACAACCCAGCGGACAAAACACTTTACCTGTACCCATCTTACCACCTCGGCGGTTCAGTGTCAATACCTTTATACGAAATAATTCTCTTATCGTGCATCGCGGCGCGGTGCTGTTCCAGACGTGCGCCCTTTGATTTTTCCGCGTCTGGTAGCTTCACGAGAACGTCCGCGCACTCAACCAGAACGAGATCAATCGCCATGTGTTCGGAATAAGTTAGGATTGGCGGTATCATTGTAGGGAGCAGGACTTGATACCCTAAAAATTCCAGCACCATCATTGCGTCCGCGAATTTCAAAACGTATGCCGGATCATCACTGATCGCGCCGCAGATGTATGCTACTTCGTGTTCGTGCTTAATCATACAATTGCACCGTGTTTCGGATATGGTTTCTGTTTTAGTCTGCAGTTCTTTTTTTCCCTTTCGTTTATAAAATACAAATATCTAAATTGACGCAGACTATATTTCGTTGCTCTGTCCCTGTTTTCCTGCAGTCTTTTCGTTGTCGCGTTGTATTGGCTTGCGCCCTCTTTTACCGTCATTATGATGTTGTGATAAACAACACCATCCAACTCCCAAAAATCGCTCTTGTGTTCACCATAATATTGAAAGTTAGCGGCCTGATAAACAACTCCGAAACGGCCGCACCGTTCGTCTGCAAAAGATTGAATCCATTTGATCTTTTTATATTTGCGCTTGATGTATTTGATTGAATAACTAATAGCCTTACTTTCGCTGTTTCGTGGTGCTTTATCGTGAAGCCACATTCTATTTAATTCGAGGTACTCGTCTATTTTTGTTCCGGCAACTACCCCGTCCATGCTTTGTGGATTCATAGCATATCCGTATTGCAATATTCCAACAAGTTCTCCGTCCATAAAAACCCCAAGATGTATATAACTTCCACTATATATCTTTTTGCTGTAATGGTTCTTGATTATAATTCTGTTCGCCGTATCACGGTCAATCTCTTTGATATAAAAACCATCGTCTCCGAATCCTATTACTTCTGCCGCACCGAGAAGCGAGTAATTACCAAGAATATAATCTTTCATTTTTTCTCCTCTAAATACATTTCCGCAATCCCGCGCAAGTTGTCAGCCAGCGCGATTGCCATTTTGTAATCAATGTCCGTTTTACCGTGAATTCCGCAGATTGCAATGCGTTTGTTGTAGCGCGGTTCAAAGAATATCTGTAGCCCCTCGCAACCTGTTTCAATTGGCAGGCAACCCGTTAACAACGATAGACGCTCCGCTTCTTTTTCGCTCATGAATTCACCTCCAGTCCGAGTTGTTTTGCTTCATACCGCTTGCGCGGATCGTACGGGTCAAAATCTAGCGAAATTCGTTCCTTAATCGGCTCGATCATTTCTTTTGTCGCTTTCTCAAAAAATCCTTTATCAATCTCAAAACCGTATGACGGTCTATTTAGTTCATACGCCGCAACCAGTGTTGAACCGCTCCCCGCAACAGGGTCAATCACAACATCGCCCTCGTCCGTGAAAATCTCGATCAACTGTTTTATGAGACTGACTGGCTTTTGCGTCGGATGACATTTCGGATATTTTCCAGCCGGATCTGATTTCCAGTTGAACCAGTTGTAAATCATTTTTCCATTATTATTGAACTTCGGCAACTTGTCACGGTACAGCACCACGGCATATTCCATCGCGCCCACAATCTTCATGTTTGCTTTTAGCACTTGCGCGGAATAATTTTTAATGAAGAAAATCGGATAACTGTTTTTGAATCCGTACTTCACGCCGTATTCCGCAACCATCGGCATTTGGTCGAACGCACAGAACACGATCATTGCAGGAGCTTTGCCCGCTTCTTTCGGTTCTTTGATTAAAAGATCGTTGCAAAAGTGCATGTACTCTGCAATGCGGAAATCGTTGTCTGTGTTGAAAAACGATTTTCCAGCAAGTTCGCTCTCTCCGTTTTTATTGTCTCCGTCCTTATACCATTGCGGATTACTAGCGAAAGCATTTTCGGCTAGGTTATAGGGTATATCTGCAATCACCAGTTGCGCTTTCGGTATTCCGTACCGCTTGAAGTTCTGAAAGTGATCGCGGTACAGTTCAATCTTTACTGCCATTTTCCCCTCCCAGTATCTCCACAATCCGCGCCCCGCACGTTTCCCGCGTACAGAACTGCCACTCGATACCGTACCGATCACGCATGACTTTCATCCTGTCCGCGAGCTGGATGCTTGATAGAGGCGGTTGCGGACTAATCTTTATATGCCTGTTCTTTCCTTGCTGATGCTGTTGGTAGAGTTTCATCCACTTTTTACGGCGCGGATTTTCCCACGTTTCCACATCATCAACCGTTTCTATTCCGCGCTGTTCCACCAGGAGGATCAACCTGATTCCGCACGATCTGGATCGGATGCACTCGTCGCGGAAACGGACGTGCTGCTGTACAATGTTTCCGTAAACCTCGGTGAGATTTTGCTTTGTATCGATGCATACGTCCTGCTTGTCCAGTCGCGTCCAGTCGCCAACGTATAATTTTGATCTAACCACCTTGATCCCATGTTCTTCAAAATATTTTAAGATGTGATCTTTCTTGCCTGATTTCTCCCTCGTATCCTGTTGAATTATCATTTAACCCCTCCAATCGCCCGTGACACGCTGTAACCGCCTTGTGACCGGTAATGTGTCCAGTAAAAACCGCTAACCTATGCGGTTGTGACCGGTGTGACCGGTAAAAACGCGTTTTCCCCTACGCGCGAGGCGCTCACTGTTTTCGTTTGAGGTGTGTGTGCTCGCTTATATAGATACCCTTCCCGGACGTGTCACACCGGTCACACCGGTCACATTTTTTACAATTCATCATCAAAAATGCTCAAAGTGTCGTTTTTTATGTCTTCGAGTAGAGCCGGTAACATTAGCCAAACGCACCGCACCGGGTTACTGAATCCTTTAATCCGTTTCGTTTTTGTGAGCCTTTCTTGTCCGCGCTCAATTTTTCCGTGTCTCGCCGCCCATGAAATAAACGCTGTCGGGTTATATCCAGCATCGAGCATTTTCTCGTCAAACACGCTTTTGATGATATACGCAACGTCACCATCAACCGCGCCCCAAATCTCTGGCGAGTCTGGATTGCAGAATTTCCCCTGATTGATCGCCACGAAATCAACCAGCCAATCATATGCGCGGTCGTTCGCGGACACGTCGAGTTTGCTCGTGAGAAACGGTTCAATGTCTTTGATCGTCAACGTGCGTCTGTCATTGAATATAGCCAAGTCCGCGATTGCGTCCGCTGTTAAAATCATGGACGCCGACTGCGCTTGCTTTTCCGTTGACTCGCCCGCAACAAGCCTTTGATAAATATCTTTCTGGCAGGCGCGGACGATTTCCATGTTTCCTTCTTCTTCTAAAAACTTAACAAATATTCTTCCAGCGTGACCGTAATTTTTTGTTATAATTCGCAATGCTTCTGACGGATCGTCGAATAGCTTTTCACCCTTGCAATCAATTTCAATAATCCTGTTGACCGCTCCCCCGCCGCTCGATGCCATTATAATCGGATCTTCGCCCGTTGTTATGATGCAATTTCTCCACGTTTGCAACTTCTGTAGGCCGCCCGTTTTCTGTCCGCGCGCGCGCCCGATGCCCTCGGTGAGCATGTAGATAATATTGTCGTAATCGCGCCGTTCTTTAATCATCTGAAGCTCGTCAATGCAGAGCGGCAAACTATTGCAGAATCCCGCCATCATTTCCTGCCCGACGCTGGTAGCGTTGAACGTATGAATATACTCACCGAGCGCGGGATTAGCCCACACGGACGCGGCAAACATCAGTCCCAATGTCTTTCCCGCTTCCGTGCCGCCCCACATGTGAAGAAAAAACGGAAGTCCGCCAATTGGCTCAAGCAACACGGACGCAAACGCAGTGGCGAGCGCAATCCTTGTAACAACACACCCGCGCCGCGCGACTCTGGCGAACGCGAGCCATTCTTCAAAAGAACCTCTTTGTTTGATTGCCTCAAACGCGCTCTTAAAAGAAATGTCACCGTCAAATTTAATACCTTCCACGTATGGTGAGAATCCGTATTCGTGAATCCATCCCAACCGTCCAACGCTTTGTATCTCTTCCATCTGGTCATAATTCATGTTTTCTATTGCGGACAAAAAACGCACCATTTCACGCGAATTTTCGCTATCTACCCCGATGCCGTATTTTGCAAGGTCTATGATCTTTTGACTGCTCGAAAGAATTGTTTTATCAAAGATTTTCTGTGTCCAGCGGCCGCGCCGTTTAAACGCAACCTCTAATTTAATCTCGCCGCTGTCGATATTGACCAGCCGCTGGACCGGCATGATCGGATGGTCGCACACGGTTATTTCTTTGCCGAACTTATCGACAACAGTAACGCCGCTGTCGTCGCATGTGTACTCGCCGCATACCAGTTCACACGGCTGGCCATCGAACATGGTTACATTTTCCAGCTTCTCGCCACGCTTCAAGCTCTGAGCAGCGGCGTACTCGTTGTATCGCATGACAAAGTTTTTAACGCCGACCGCTCCGGCCGCGTCCGCTATCAACCCGCGATACTGCATAAATATAAATTTGTCGTCTCGTTTACTGTATAACCATTCGTAAGGCGCGGGATTGTCGATGCTTGTATAGTCCTCTTTTGTCCAATGCGGTATTAATGCTTTAACATCGCCCACGTTTTTTCCTCCAGATTGAATTTTGCGATTGACCGCCAGCGCAAACCGATCATGAAAAGCTCGCTCCACGGTTCGTCCTGCGTCTGCGGCTGGTTGTTTTGATACCATACATCAAATAGCCTGAAAATGTCAAGCGCAAGCCAGTATTCGTTTTCTGCTTTTCGTTTCTGTTTCCGCGCCGCTTCTCGTTCGCGCTGCATCCTGAGCGAGTGTTCCCGATCTGCTTGCGTTTCCGGTTGATCTATTGGTAGGTTCAGCCCGAAGTCCGCGTTAATCTTTCGGCAAGATTCAATAAAATTCAAATCAAACAACTTGCCGATAAAATCAATCACGCTTCCTTTTTGTCCGCAACCGAAACAGACAAACCCGCGCTCGTTGTTTCTAAGCTTCAAAGACGGTGTTTTTTCTCCGTGAAACGGACAACAGATAAAACCTTGTCGGTTCGGCGCGTATCCGTACCGTGCAGCCGCTTCACGCGCCGTTACCTGTGTTATGATAGAATCTGCCAGCGTTCGAGTATCCATGCGTTTGTTTTCCTTTCGAACACGACGTTATACCGACAAAGTCGCGCTAAATTCTCGTTCAATCGTCTTCCGCGTATATTTCCTCGTCCTCGTCGTTTTTCCCGAAATTTGCGCGCGCACGCGCAGAAAGCTCGGCGCGTTGTTCGTCGGTCAAATCGATGTTTCTTGGCGGTGAAATTTTAACCCAACGCTTTGGAATCCATGCGAGAACATGACCGCCGTTGTCTTCTGGTCGAAGGATGATCGTTACCTCGTTTGGATGCTTTTCTGCTAGGCGTAAAATGTTGTTTACGTGCCTGCGCTCGTTTGCCGAAAAGAAAGCGTGTTCGTCACGGTCTGTATAATTCAGTCCGACTTCAATCATATTACAATTCCTTTCGAGAGCCGAACGTTCCCGCTCGGCTCTCCGTCCGGTGTGCTATTTCTTTTCTTTCAGCATCTTAATAACGGACGCGACAACGATTAAAAGCAGTTCCGCGCCGATAACGGTAATCACTCCAGCCCAATATGGATTAATGTACATTTGCTGTTCCTTTCTTAAAACGGGATGTCGTCCGGATTTACGTCCGCGTACTCGTGCGGCGCTTCTGTTGGCGCGTCCTGTGTCTGTTCTCCGCGCGGCGATAAAAACTCGACTTTATTTGCGTGAACCTCGAGTGATGCTCGCGCGGTTCCATCTTTCGCTTCGTAGGCGCGGCACGACACCTCTCCAGTAATGGCGACCTTGCGCCCCTTGTCTAAGTACTTCTGGCAGTTCTCGCCCGTCTTGCCCCAAGCCGCAACACGGAAGAAGTCCGCGTCCGGTTGGCCGTCGCGTTTGTAGTCGCGGTTCACGGCAACGTCAAAATTGCATACTGTGTTTTCGCCAACCGTGCGCGATTCAGGTGCGCGTGTAAGATTTCCAATAATGTTCAACTGGTTGATAAAAAATCACCCCTCATTCATATTCCGTAATAATCCGCGGTTCGCTCAACCGCTTTGTTCTCCGGCAGTAGTCACAGACCTCGCAACGCTCCGGCGATTCGATACCCGCCTTGATCGCGTTGAATTTAGGCGCGAACGTTTTTACGATTTCCAGCGCGTTGTCAAGCACCTCTTCGCCAAACACCAACCACTCAACATCCGGCTCTGGCTCTTTCGTGGACGCTACCAACCCGCACACGCCGACGCTGCCGAAGTTCTGCCGGATCAATTCCCGCTCGATTGCTGCCTGATAGTGATAGCCGCGCCCGAAATACCACGCCTCGTAATGCTGTTCGCGCTCGTTGTAAATGCGCTTGAAGTCGCGCATGCACTTCGCGTCCCACTCGGAGAGCGCGTTGCGGTTGAAGAAGTCGATTTTCGTTTTGAACGGTACGCCAGCGATTACGCCCGTGAGAATAACCTGTTGCTCACACCGCGCAACGATCCCTTGAAACGCTGGCTGCCGCATGAACGCATTAGCCGATTCGATCACGGCGCGGAAATTTGACTTCGGTTCGCCTTTGGTTGCACCGCGCGAACTGATTAAAACGTCCATGTACTCGCGCTCAAACGCGTCACGCCGCCCGCAAATGATCGCTTCAAAGTACCGCCCCTCAATGAAGCATTCCTTTTCGTCCTCAATCTCTCCGTTGAAAATCGCGTACGCTTTCGCCTCGCAA